ACAGAGATTACGTTTGATGCACTGGATACAGGTGAAGTAAGTATCACCATGAATGCACCAGTGATTGCGGCTAACAGTCTTAGTCAAATCTTAATGGAAGATGCACTATGGGCAGCAGAGGCTATTGCTTCGATTCCCGTGGAACAAGCACAGGCCATTATGGAACGCTTTGAAACTGATACACTAGCCTTGGCTATGACTCAATCAGGTGGTGTTAGTAACGCTAACCTAATCAACGGTGTTGCCCATCGTAAGATTGGTACTGGTACAAACGAAACCATGGCAGTTAAAGACTTTGCGTTTGCTGGTTACAGCTTACAGAAAGCTAAAGTGTCTCGTATGAACCTAATCGCTATCGTTGACCCTAGTGTGGGCTTTGCGTTAGAGACTGCTACGCAGTTAACTAACCTTAGTAATAACCCTCGTTGGGAAGGCATTATCGAAACTGGTATTACTGATAACTTCCGTTTCGTACGTAACGTATTTGGCTTTGATGTATTTGAATCAAACATGTTACCTACCATGAACGAGACAATCGGTGGCTTAACTACCACAGCTGGTAAAGCGAACATCTTTACTTCGTTGGCTCGTCCTAGCATTGCACCATTTGTGCTTGCATGGCGTAGACATCCTGTACTAGTTGCAGAGTGGAACAACGGCAAGAAACGTACTGAGATTGATACCACTGCTCGTTGGGGTTCAGGTCTAGTTCGTGAAGAGAACATCGTAGTTATCGGTACTGATACCGACCAAGTAGTATAGGGGATATACAATGACTAGAATTAAATTAGCAGGCGCAGGGGGTGTACATGCTGCATCCCATTATGGTGCTCGTGAAATTGAAGATGTGCTAGGTAGCAAGTATTCAGGTGTTAACGGTAAGAATGTTATGTCTTACACGTTTAGCTTTGATGACCTGCCAGTGGCTACATTGGATGAAGCAGCTCAGACCATCCCGGCTAATGCGTTTATCGTATCGGCAACGCTACGGGTAATCACAGCAATTGATGGTACTACTCCAACCCTTACGTTGGGCTTAGTAGAGAAAGATGGTACTGCTATTGATGCCGATGGTATTGATGTAGCTATCGCTGAGTCAGCACTTGATGCAGTTGGTGAAACCGTTCTTTGTAATGGCGCACTAATTGGTAAGCTTGTTGGCATTGGTGCCGAACGTGGTCAGTTAGTTGTGACTACTGGTGGTACTGTTACAGCTGGTAAGTTCTCTCTTGAGATTGAATACAAAGAGTTACTTCAACGCGCATAAGCTTAGGCTTTAACAGCGACTAAGATTAAATGGGGATGGGCTTAGGTCTGTCCCCTTTTTTATTTATAAGGATTAAATTATGACAGTTCATAATGCAATGACTGGCTCGGAACTACATGAAACGAAAGGTGCAGCAGCTGCAAGTAAAGGCTTTACACTAGTCGCCAATGGGGCAGGCACAGCAGCATATCAAGCCCTACTAGGTAACGTGGTACAAGTTAACCAGCTCTCAGATTTCCCTACTGCCGCAGGCGGTAAGATTACCCTAGCTGCTGGCATATGCTATCTGCTTGGTGCTAATGTCAACATAGGCACTGACTTCCTATTGTTTAGTGCAGGCTCAAGCGTAGCTTCAACAGCCCCCTTCCTAGCCACGCTAACTTACACAGGCACAGTACCAATGTTCCAAGGCGAGGATGTCAGCGGCAGCATATCAGCTCTTACAGTTAGTTGCGCTAATGCTGACTTGATTAACTTCGATGAGACTGGTGCAGGTGGTACTAAGATTCTATTAGTTGAAAGTGTACTAGTCCTATCCTGTAAAGCAGTAGGTACATTTGATAAGTTCGGTACAGCCGTACTAAACGGCATGACAGTGTTAGCCTGTACTGATGGTATAGTGATAACTGGCTCAGTCATGAAGGGATTAAGGATGACCTCTATCTCGTACACTAGTACAGATACAGGCTTCGTAGGCATTGATGTGACAGGTGCTACTATAGAGACAGTTAACTTTGACGGTATGATACTTACGGGTGGTGCAGGTAGTATCGGTATTAAGGGTGATGCGGGCAGTGCTAACATAGCTGCTAACTTTATTGCCAATGTAAGCAACGTACAATTCCAAGGTGTTACTACTCCACTATCAGGTATAACAGTTGATGACATCAGGTGGAACTTTCAAGGTAATGGTTTAGTAGAGGACACCATGGCAGATGCTATGGCATCATTAACTGCTAACGCTACAAATACTGTACTAGCTGTGGGTGTACCATCTCTCGTAGCAGGCACATGGGTAGCAGAACGTGAATCCCACTTCACAACAAGCACAGCAGGTAGATTAACTTACAATGGTGAACGTGATGTAACTACTCCTGTGGATGTAGTATTGAACTTGAACCCTGTGTCCGGAACATCCAAAGTTATACGCGCATACATTGCCCTTAACGGTACGGTAATTGCTAACAGTGGCAAGTCCATTAAGATAGATAATGGTGACCCCCTAGCCATACCGCTACTGTGGCAGCTTACACTTACTACCACGGATTACTTAGAGGTGTTCATTGAAAATGAAACTGACTCTGTGGATGTACTAGTTATTGATGCAATCATAAGGGCGAGATAATATGGCTAAGCAAGCAGGAGTAGACACAAAGATACAAGTCACTCGCGGCTTTGTTACTGAGTTCACACCAGTAGGTTTCCCTCAGGAAGCAGCTATCGACATTGATAACTGCATCATTGATACTGATGGCAGTGTACGCAGACGACCCGGTATTGACTTAGAGAAAAGCTTTGTACTAAACGACATCAATGGAGCAGTGCTAAACAGGGGTGACCTTGAGACATTGGCATTCAATACGTTCTTATGGGAGGGTGTATCCAACTCAGGCACATTGAATATTGTGGTAGTTCAGGTAGGTTTAGTCCTACAGTTCTACACACAGTTTGGTGCTATCTCATCTAACTTACTAGGCGAAGTAGAGCTATCAGCTAACACGGTTGACTTAGCAGAGGCTCCACTACAGACTATGAACTTTTCAGCAGGCTTAGGTCAGCTGTTCGTAGTGAGTGAGCATATCAAGCCTCTTAGAATCTCGTATGATGGCAGTACGTTTACCGTAGTTGAGTTACTGATACAGCAACGTGACTTCGAGGGATTAGATGATGGGCTAGCCATTGACCTTAGACCTACCCTATTAACTAAGGCACATTATTACAACCTGCTTAATCAAGGCTGGACTGATGAGAACATATCCAAGTTTGCAGGGCTAGATGCTAACACTAATTTATGTGCTGGTACTGGTGGACAGGGACTACCTGCTAGCGGGGCAGAGTCACCACCAGCGGGACTGGGTGGCTTTGGGCTTTTAATATGGATGGTACAGCAGGCAGCAAACGCAGCTAACAATAATTTCCCTAGTAACTCCGACATCATGACAGTAGGCATCGTGGTTAACAGTGATGGTGATTTAGCATTTGACCCCACGTTTATTCGTGAAGGTCACTTGGGTAATACGCCTGCACCTAAAGGCCACTTCATACTTGATGCCTTTGACAAGCAGTACGACACTGTTGCAGATTGTGTGGGTATAGGTAATGAGGTTACACTTAACAGACCAGAGGCTGTAGCATTCCATCAGGGTCGTGTGTTCTTCACATCGCCCGTGGTACAGAACAGAGGCAACGGTATCTTCTACAGCCAGCAGCTCCTAACGAACGACAGGGCTAGTAAATGCTTTCAAGAGGCTGACCCAACAGCAGATGAGATTAACGACCTCATAGCTACAGATGGAGGCTTCCTGCCTACACCGGGAGTCGGTCAGATTATATCACTAGTGGAGTTTGCTAATGGTATCGTGGTACTGGCAAGTAATGGTGTGTGGTACTTGACAGGCTCGGAACTAGGTAGTGGCTTTAGTGCTACCAGCTTAAGACTTGACAAGGTACACGCAGGTGGGGCACTCAGTGCAGGTTCAGTGGTACTAGCCGAAGGGCAGTTGTTCTACTGGGGCACAGAGGGTATCATGGGACTAGCAGTGGATGAGGCAGGGACAGTGTCAGCTACTAGCATAACCAAGAGCAGCATACAACAGTTCTATGTGAACATATCATCTACGGCTCGTAAGAATGCGGCATCGGTTTACATA